TGCTGGTTCTAATTGGGGTACAGATGTTGCAACAGGAACAGACTACACATTAGTAAGTGGAGTTACCGTTGATACACTAACTGGTGGAACAGATGATTATTCTGTTACTGCTGGTGAACTGGAACTTGCATATGATAAGTTTGAGGACACAGAAAATCTTGACGTTAACCTAGTATTAGGTGGGCCAAGTTCTGCTGTTGCTGATACTGTTGCTGGACATGATACTCATGTAACAATGATTACTGCACTTTGCGAAACTCGTAAAGATTGTGTAGGATTTGTTTCTCCGTATCGGGCTGCAACTGTTGGTGGTACAAGTAATGTAACTATGACTAAGAATGTCAAAGATGCATTTGACACTTGCCCATCATCATCTTACATGGTATTCGATAGTGGATACAAATATATGTATGACAAGTACAATGATGTTTATCGGTTTGTGCCACTAAACGGTGATACTGCTGGTCTTTGTGCTAACACAGATACGGTTGCTGATCCTTGGTTCTCACCAGCTGGTTACAATCGTGGTAATGTAAGGGGTGCAATTAAACTTTCTTACAACCCACTAAAACCAGATAGAGATATACTTTATAAATCTAGAATTAATCCAGTGGTTAATTTCCCAGGCCAAGGTGTGGTTCTGTTCGGTGACAAAACTGCACAGACTAAACCAAGTGCATTTGACCGTATTAACGTCAGACGATTATTCTTGGTTCTTGAGAAAGCAATTGCAACCGCAGCTAAATACCAACTCTTTGAGTTCAACGATGAATTTACAAGGGCACAATTTAGAAACCAAGTCGAACCTTTCTTGAGAGATGTTCAAGGTCGTAGAGGTATTACTGATTTCTCAGTGAAATGTGATGCAACAAATAACACTGGTGAAGTTATTGACCGTAATGAGTTTGTTGGAGATATTTACATCAAACCTGCTCGTTCTATCAACTTTATTTCATTAAACTTTATTGCGGTACGAACTGGTGTATCGTTTAGCGAGGTAGGGGGATAAGACATGGCTAGTATTAACGACTTTAAAGCAAACTTAATCGGTGGTGGCGCAAGGGCTAATCAGTTCAGAGTAACTATTACCCCTCCGCCGGGCATCGCAATTGGTCTTGATGTTCGTAGAACATCTTTCATGTGTAAAGGAACTAACCTTCCTGCTCAAGAATTAACTCCAATCGAAGTTCCCTTTCGTGGCAGAAAAATTTATATTGCTGGCGATAGGGAGTTTGGTGAAACTTGGACTACTACATTCATTAACGATACGGACTTTATGATTCGTAACGCATTAGAAAGGTGGTCTAATGGGATTAACGACTTGGCATTAAACACAGGTGTTATTGACCCTGCTGATTATCAGACAGATTTAACTGTTGAACAGTTAGATAGAGATGATACAATTCTAAAGACATATATCTTTAGAAGCGCATGGCCAGTAAGCATTAGTGCAATTGAACTAACTTCAGAAGCAGCTGATGCTCTTGAAGAGTTTGAGTGTACATGGAGATATCAACACTTTGAGGCTTCAGGCGTCAACTTTTAGACCTACTAAATAGTTACTAACTAGTAGGAGATATTATGGCAGAGTTATTTGGTTTCAAGATTGAAAGATCATCTAAGGATTCGGGTGGGGGAACAACCTTCTCCACCCCAACTCCTGATGACGGCACTATTGATGTTGCCGGTGGTGGTTTTTTCGGTCAAATTTTAGATACTGATGGCAGAGAACGAACCGACTTAGATTTAATTAGGCGGTATCGTGATATTGCTCAGCAAGCAGAATGTGATACCGCAATAGAAGATATTATTAATGAAGGTATTGTTGCAAACGAAAACGATCAAGCGGTAGAAATTACTCTTGACCGATTACCCTATCCAGAAAAAATTAAAAGAAAAATTCGTATAGAATTTCATGAAGTTTTGCGACTTCTTAGCTTCGAACAAAAGGGGCATGACATTTTTCGTAGATGGTATGTGGACGGACGTTTGTTTTATCACAAAATAATTGACAGTAAAAACCCTAGAAAGGGTATACAAGAATTAAGATATATTGATCCTACTAAAATTAAAAAAGTTAGAGAAGTCAAAAAAAGTGTAGACAAAAAAACTTCAATACAGATGACAGAAAAAATTGAAGAGTACTATGTCTATAACGAAAAAGGATTAGGTTCAGCTGGAACTGCTGGAACAAATCAGGGATTAAAGATTGCAGTAGATTCCATTTCATATTGTCCATCTGGTTTGATTGATGGAAATAGTGGTCGAATTCTTTCACATCTACACAAAGCAATTAAACCTGTTAACCAACTTAGAATGATTGAAGATGCGTTAGTTATCTATCGCATATCAAGAGCGCCAGAAAGACGCATATTCTATATTGATGTTGGTAATCTACCAAAGATTAAAGCAGAACAATATCTCAAAGATGTAATGAATCGTTATCGTAACAAGTTAGTATACGATGCATCTACTGGTGAAATTAGAGATGACCGAAATCATATGTCTATGTTAGAAGATTTTTGGTTGCCTCGTAGAGAAGGTGGTCGAGGCACAGAAATTTCAACTTTGCCTGGCGGCTCTAATCTAGGAGAGATTGATGACATTCAGTATTTTCAAAAGAAACTTTACAAGTCTTTGAATGTTCCAATATCTCGTATGGATTCTGAAGCTGGATTTTCTTTAGGTAGAGCATCAGAGATAACAAGAGATGAATTAAAGTTTACTAAGTTTGTGCAACGTATTCGTAAGAAGTTTGTTCCTTTATTTACAGACGTTCTTAAAACACAACTTTTATTAAAAGGTGTTATAGCTGCAGAAGATTGGCCATCACTACAAGAACATATTCAATATGATTTCTTACAAGATGGACACTTTGCAGAACTTAAAGATGCAGAACTTCTCAACGACAGAATACAAGCACTTGATGGAATACAATCATATATCGGTACTTTCTTTAGTAAAGAATATGTATTGAAGAAAGTCTTGCGTATGAATGATGCAGAAATTGCTGATATGAATGACCAAATTAGAAAAGAACGCGATATCGATCCTATGGACGGTGGTATTGATGTTCCTGATGGTGGTGATGGAATTACTCGCTACCCACAAGATGGCGCTGGTGGAATAGTAACCCCAGAAGATATGCCAGATTATGAAGAACCAGAAGATCAAGGAGATAAATAATGAGTAAAGAATTTGTAGATGCAGTAGCATCAGGAAAAAATTTAGATGCAGAAAAAGTTTTTAAAACTGCAATGGCATCAAAAATTGGAGATACCTTAGAAACTAAACGGTCAGAAGTTGCAAAGACATTTGTGCAACAGGCAAAAGATGAAGCCGCTGAAAAAGAAGTAGGCAATGACTAAAAAATTTGAAAACGTATATTTGTCCGTTGTTGAAAAAGACGAACATAAGAAATCTAAGACGTATAAGAAGCTTTCTCCGAAGATGAAGAACGCAGTTGATCAAATTTTTAAAATTATGGATGCAAAGCCTTCAGATTTCCTAAATACTTTTGACAAGACTATAAAAACCACATCAAAAAAGTTTAAAGTTCGAGAAAAAGAACTTATGGACTATTTTGAAAAAGAAATGTTATCAATATAGGAGTGAATAATGGCATTTGCAACACAAACATTAGTAGATTCAGATTTCGAACTGATTACTAAAACCACTATTTCTGGAACAAACGGAACTGCAACAAAAATTATAGATGTGTCCGAAGTAGCAGGAGCTGCAACTGACCCTAGAGTTTCTATTGTTGCTGCCCAGTGGACAGTCAGTTCTGTATTAGAAATTGAATGGGATGCTACATCAAATGTTACTTGTATGTCATTAAACGCAAACGGCAGTTATAATGCTGGTGGTCAAACACTACCAAGTTTAGCAAACAATGCTGGTTCTGGGATTACAGGAGACATTTTCTTTGAAAATGATGCAGCTTGTATTGGAACAGTTTGGTTAAAAATGAAAAAAGTATCTGGTTTTGATAACATCACATAGAGGATAGGAGTATGAGTACAGTTAGATTATTTTCAGAAGCAGTAGACCACGATGTAGAATACATCACCGAAGAAAAAGAAGGCGGTGGTAAGAACTACAAAATTCGTGGAATCTTCATGCAGGCTGATATTAAAAATCGTAATGGTCGAGTATATCCTATGGAAGTACTTCAGAACGAAGTGACAAAATATAACAAGAATTTTATTAAAGAAAATCGTGCATATGGTGAACTTGGACATCCTGATGGCCCAACGGTCAATTTGGAACGTGTATCCCACATGATTACTTCTTTAGAACCAGATGGAAAGAATTTTATCGGTGAGGCTAAGATAATGTCAACCCCTATGGGTGAGATTGTTAAAAGTCTTATGGATGAAGGTGCAAAACTCGGTGTTTCTTCAAGAGGAATGGGTAGTTTGAACCAAAAGAACGGTGCGAACTATGTTCGTGACGATTTTTATCTTGCAACAGCCGCAGATATTGTTGCTGACCCTTCTGCACCAAATGCTTTCGTAGAAGGTATTATGGAAGGTAAAGAGTGGGTTTGGAAACATGGCGCACTCTTAGAAGCAGAGTTAGAAGACATGAAACAAAAGTTTGATGTAGTAGAAGCAAAAAGAAATCATGCTCAAGAAGCTTTGGAATTTGCAAAATTCCTCAAAAGTTTATAATTTATAAATATAAATACAGAAAAGGTAAGGAGAACACCCTATGTCCGAATTAGATAAAACAATTGAAGAGCTGGAAGCTGATGTGCTTGCAGAACTAGAAGAAAAGGTTAAACAACCTACTGATGGTGCTGCTCCTTCCGCGAAAGCTGAAAAGATTGATGTAAAGACGCCAGGCGGCGAAGTAGAAGACGGAGGGGCGGCAGTAGTTGACCCTGAAGCTAAATCTTCTCCAACAGACGTTGCTACTAAGAAAGCAAAAGAAGTTAAAAGCGATGCACAACAAAAAGGTGCAGGCAAGGCAGACAAACCAGAAAAACTAGCAGCTAGTCACGAACCAGAAGGTGAAGAGGTTATTTCAGAAATGGAAATGCCTAAGACTAAGAAAGAAATGTTGCAAGCAATGGTAAACAAGATGGAAGGTATGAAGGCTGGTGATTTAAAGTCTCAATACGAAAACATCATGGCTGCAATGCAAGCAGAAAAAGCAGAACCTACTGAAGAAGAATTAGAAAAAGCAGAAGCAGTTGAAGCACGAATCAAAGACATTAACGTCAAAGAAGACGTACAGGCTTTGATGAATGCTGATGACAGTCTTTCTGAAGACTTCAAGGTTAAGGCAGCTACAATATTTGAAGCTGCAGTTAAATCAAAGGTACGCTCAGAAATTGAACGTATTCATGAAGAAGTTAGTTCTGAGAAAGAAACTGAAATAGAATCTTTCAAAGAAGGACTTACTGAAAAAGTTGATACATATCTCAACTACGTTGTAGAAGAATGGACTAAAGAGAATGAGTTGGCAATAGAACGCGGTTTGAAGGGCGAAATTGCAGAAGACTTCATCTCTGGACTGAAACAGTTGTTTGAAGATCACTACATTGATGTGCCGAATGAAAAATATGACGTTCTTGAAGCACAATCTGAAAGAATTTCCGAACTAGAAGACAAGTTAAACGAATCAATTGAAAAATCAGTTGAATTGTCTAACCAAACATCTAAACTAGTTCGTGAACAGGTTATATCTGAGGTTTCCGAAGATTTAGCCGACACAGAAATTGAAAAGTTCAAAGGACTTGTAGAAGATGTTGAGTTTGGAACTGAGGAATCATTCCGAGAAAAACTAAACACTTTGAAGGAAAGTTATTTCCCTAAGAATACAGTCGTTGAACCAACATTTAATGATGAAGATGGTACTGCCGCTAAGGACATTGATACGACAGAAGCGATGAGTGCTTATTTGTCGGCAATCAGTCGTAATCAAAAGGCAAGTGCATAAATTATATTAAACAAGATGTATATTAATTAAAGGAGAAACAAATGTTTCAGACAGAACATCTACAAGAAAAGTGGCAGCCAGTCCTAGAGCATCCCGATCTTCCTGAGATCGCCGATCCCTATAAACGGGCAGTTACTACTCTCATCTTAGAGAACCAAGAAAAAGCTTTAAAAGAAGACAGAGGTTTCCTCGGAGAAACAGCACCAGTTAATAGTACAGGTGGTGGACAATTCGATACATGGGATCCGATTTTAATATCACTAGTACGCCGTGCAATGCCTAACTTGATTGCATATGACGTATGTGGTGTGCAACCAATGACAGGGCCTACTGGTCTTATCTTTGCAATGCGTTCTTCATTCACATCGCAAGATGGTGCTGAAGCACTTGTTGATATTGATTCTACACCTGCTAATGCTTCATCAGGTCAAAATAGTGCTGGTGAACTAACTGCTGATATTGCTGGAACTAACCCTTCCATTCTTAATGACAGCCCAGCTGGTACTTACACAACTCCAACTGGTATGACTACTGCTCAGGCAGAAGCATTAGGAGATAGTGCTGATAATGCATTTAACCAAATGGCATTCTCAATCGAGAAATCAACTGTTACTGCTGTTAGTCGTGCATTAAAAGCTGAGTACACAATGGAACTTGCACAAGACTTGAAGGCAATTCATGGTCTTGACGCAGAAACAGAACTTTCTAACATTTTAAGTTCTGAAATCCTCGCAGAAATCAACCGCGAAGTTGTTCGCTCGTTGTACATAACTGCTGTTAAGGGTGCTCAAGTTAACACAACTACTGCTGGTATCTTCGATTTAGATACAGATTCTAATGGTCGTTGGTCAGTTGAAAAATTCAAAGGTCTTATGTTCGCAATAGAACGTGATGCCAATGCGATTGGTCAACAGACTCGTAGGGGTAAGGGTAACATGGTTATCTGTTCAGCTGATGTTGCTTCTGCACTTCAGATGGCAGGTGTACTTGATTACACTCCTGCTCTTGCTAACAACTTAAACGTAGACGACACAACTACCACATTTGCTGGTGTTATGAACGGACGTTATAAAGTATATGTTGATCCATATGCTGCTAACGTAGCTGCTTCGCAGTACTATGTTGTTGGTTACAAGGGTACTTCACCTTATGACGCTGGATTCTTCTACTGCCCATATGTACCATTACAAATGGTTCGTGCGGTTGGTGAAAGTTCTTTCCAACCTAAGATTGGTTTCAAGACTCGTTATGGTCTTGCTGCTAACCCATTCGCTGCTGCTGGTGCAGTTGCTGCTGGAGACACAGTT